ATCTGGTGTCCAGCTTCCCCCGTTCTCTGCGTTGAAGTCTCCCACCTCCAAGCCCCTCTTGAAGGAGATGAGACCTTGTGCGGTGTCATCATACAATTTTGAGATAAAACAATTCTTAATATAAGACGGAGTAACAATTTTATTAGTACTATCATTAGGTGTGTCAGCAGTGGCGATACCTGTTAATGTCGTTCCGCCGAAAAGCATCGTGTTTATCTTCGCATAATCGACATCTAGATTTTTAAAATCCGCATCAGAAATCGTTTTCAAAAAAGCAATAGTATCGCTTACTGAGTTATATTTCCACCAAGTTTCACTGCCACCATCTATAAAACTCTCATCTGTAGATAATACGCCTGTGTCAACGACATGCTCCCAGTCACGATTCTGACGGCTACCATCATCCGCTATGCTAGAAGATATTACACCCTGTAAAAATACGTAATAATAAAATTCATTTCCATATTGATCGCCTTCATTTATCCCTAATTTGGTGTTAGCCTCGATAGCCTTACCGTATAAATCTATCCTTACAGACGGAAAGCAAACGGTAGCTATATCTTCGGAAGCATCTTGAGGGTTTTTAGGAATTGCTATATATACATATTTTTTATACGTATCACTAAACTTAGTAGGATAAGCAAATAGCTGCCAACGCTTGTAATTATGCCCTGCGTCATATTCAAGATTCGCAACTCCTCGCATATAGCAAAGCATGGTAGAACCACTGACTACACTACATTGTATGTAATCAGGATCACCTAAAGCATTGAGCTGAATATAAAGCGCATCACTCGCTATCCAATAATTCGTATTTCTTGCTTCTGTAGCCATCTTTATTAATATTTTTTTTACGATGCAAAAATATGAATATTTATTATCTTGATAAGGACAAAAATACAAAGGCAAAAACTAAAACAAAAAAAATAGCTAAACATCTCTTAGAAAAAAATGTTTAGCTATTTCGTAAAGGTGGCGAAAAACTTATAGATATGGTGAACCATTAATATCTAACTGTGCTGTAAACGATACGGAATACATATTGATATTTGTATTATCCATAAACGTAATCTCCTCTTCTGGTGTGATGGTGCAAGGAATCAAAGTACCATTCACTTCTATCCAAATATGTTCACTCATCAAAAATTCATGCAAATACCACGACAACCAATCCTTATTAAGAGGATCTGTAACGAAAAGCCAACTTTCTCGATTATTATTCTTCTTGACGGCAGAACGAGAAAATTTATTGAATGTTTCAACTCTCGCCACAGTATAGACATTGGATACTACAGTAAGTTTTTTACTGTACGCCTTTGGTACGCTAATACTTTCCAACACTCCAAAGCTATTGATAAATCGAAAACTCATACGTTTATCAGCTTCCGTCGATGGCAAGGCGTAAAGACTTTGCCCACCGATGGTTTGTAAGCCTTCCTTGGTAATCTTTTCTATCTTAGATGTGGGCGAAGAAAGTTCTCCACTTGAGGCTATTATCTGATTGGTGGAATACGAAGGAGTATATGCGAACATATCGCCTACCACCACCATGTGAGGTGTGAATGTTGGTTTGCGAGATAAAGCCATCACTGCTCCTTGTCCGCCGCCGCTGATATATCTCTCCATATCCGAAAATGCACCGAAAAGCGTCCGCAGATAACTAGTCTCAGATGGATAATATAGAATACCTTGATTGGTCTTCACCGCACCATTCAGCATATACTCGTCGTAAACCTTTATATTGAAGCTCACGTAAGGGTAGGTAGTGGCATAGGGGGTGTATTCATATGAGTCTCGCAAGGTACGTAAAGCTGATGATACATCTAGACTTACCTCCGCACCATCAATTTCCTGTTCTACCGGTGCAGACATCTTTATCGTCTCATAACTACCAGTACTCAGTCCGCATTTCACTTCTATGATGACTCGATGAAAAGACGGATATACTACATTCCCGTCCGCATCTTTGCCTGTTATTAACTGCGGTATAATAGTAAACGTTATCGGATTACCGTTCAAGATAGAACCCGAGGTAAGAGTTATTTTCTTTGCCATATTCTCACTTTATAAGATAAGTAAAATACCACATGCTATTGTATATATTTATATACTATACACTTCCAATTCAACCTCACCCATACCGTCTTTGGCTGATATGTCGGTCGTAATTTTATTGATAAGGCACTTTTTACCGTCGATTAACCACCAATCCCTCCAATGATTCTGAATGTCGGCTATTTGCGCCACGGTGGTAAGACATTTAATACGATACATCTTGCGGTTCAAGAGAAAGTAAGCATAGTCTATCATAAATGTATCAAACAATCCTCTATTACGCACCTTTTCGTCGCACAATGGCTCCGCCGCCCAGTCTGGCTGCTTGTATGCCCTTATCTTTAGCGAAAAACGTTCGCCACCACCCAAGCCTTCCATTTTGCCGTTATAATCAAACTGATTGCCCCAGTTGTCCATCGTATCGGAAGCCAAGGCATACTTACCAGACACCGTACACCATTTAGAGTTACCGAAATGATCGTAGTTATAATCGAAAGTCTGGGTGGTCAGGTCAGTGCCTCCGCCTCGCATTATCGCCAGGGTATAATCCCAAAGAGAATCATCCTGCAAAGGCGAGTTACCATCATCTGTGCTTGACGGATCGTATGACTCCACGAGGCTCAATATCTCCGTCAGGTAAAAGTCTGCCCAAGATGAAGACACTGTATTACGGATGCGCTGCTCCACAAACTCATGTTCCATATCCACATCAGCATAAGCCGCCAGGATAGGTTGCAAGTCTTCCTTGTTGATGTCAATGATGGTATAATGCTTGCCGTCTTTATATGTGCCTTGTGCAAAACCAGACGCTAGCAATAACTCTCGTTGATAATTGACATCATTAAACGACATCGGAGCAAAGTCAATGCTAAACTCCTTAACGAAATCATCATTTATCTTAGAGCAATCACCATATTCCACACCTTTCCACTGCCCAACCTCAAATAGTCTTGCCTGTAAATCGTTTGCAGTCTTTGCATCACCATCTACCTTGACACGGTAAGCATTACCGGTAGTAAGGTCAATATATACCTTTTTATCTCCATTTGAGATATTACGGAAAATCTCCTGATAAAGGTTAGCCCGATACACAGTCTTTTCCTTTGGATAGTCGATATAGTTGTAGTCTGTATCATAGTTGGTGTTGATATTCTTGCTGGCGTCTTTTACATATTGCTTCTGCTCACTACTATCACTCTCATTGGAATACTTCATGCGTACACCAGTAATCTTTTCGCTAAGAGGCACCATGGAATGTAACTGGCAATGAAAAGTCCTTGGGCTTGCTGATTGCTTGCGGAAGACATCGCGTATCAGATAAGCCGTTACTTTTTTCTGCTCATAGTCGTAATTGAACTTGATGCCAAAAGCATTCTCAAGTGAGTCGATAATGGTACTGACATTCTCATCAGGGAAATTATCACTATTAGCGTACATCGCCATAATATTGGCGGATATGCTTTTTGAAATGATGGTGGACTTCAATTCTATACTTGCGATTTTATCCTGTCCTACCTTTTTCGTTTCACCATTTAATACGAAAGATTGAACCTGTTTTGGCTCCGGGTCTTCCAAAATAAGTTTACCTCCACAGCCACGAGAGGATATCCACTTATTTATATCGTCCAAATTAGTGTAATAAGGACTGTCTTCTGTACCATGTACCGCTTCTACATCATATTGGCATCGAGTGGTAAAAAAGCAAAGATGTTTGAAGTCTTCAATCGTCAAAAGCACAGACTTATCAAACTGAACACCAAGATATTTAAAAACGCAGTCCAAGAAATAAAGCACATAGAAGCAAATGCCAGATTGCGGCCTATCAGCATCCAACACCCAATAAGGTGACTTGTCCTCAAAAGTGTTGGTTGACTCCTTGGCTGGCACAAGTTCTGATGATGTCTGCCCATTATCATCTAGTTTATAATGCTTGTAGCAAACACGAGCATTGCAATACTTAGCAGGTGTTGCCGAGGAAGAGCGAGTAGAAGCACCATATTCGTCGGTTACATTGATGAAACTTTTTGATACATTCGGAACAATGACCGTGTGGTCTTTATAAGTTTTTGTATTGCGACGGTCATGCGATGCAAATTGGTTGCTATCTACCCTACAAATACCAGGGTAAGAAAAGCCCAAGGCTTGCGGCTCGATGGTTGACTCCAACTTATCCTCTGTATCTGCATAAATGTCATCATCTGATTTTTTCCCTTCGTATTTCACGACAGCATGATACTTGTATCTAATTTTAATATGTACGTTGCCAATTTTCTCGCCAATCTGCAAGTCCTCCTTGTCTTCATCAGGAATAGGGATTTCACGACATTTCAAGTCACTAATCAAGTCGCTAAACGATTGCGTACTTGCGTCGATATTCATAGACAGGGTATCTTTTACTTCTTCACCCTCCTGCATAACAGCAGTGCCGCTGGCGAAAGGAATGCCATCGGCAATTATCTGCATCGGGGTATGCTCATAGGCAATAGGGCGAAGATCAGAATTAACATCATCCATGTTCTTCAAGAAATGACGATTTCCTTCCAATGGCAAAGCTACTGGATAGGAAAACATTTCTGTATCATTGAAGAGAGGATTGCTCAATTCCACACTGATAGAGAAATCATCCGTCAGTGCCATCGGTTTACTGTTGGCAAGAATGACAAGTTTGCTGCTCATTTATTCTTCGGGTACTAATAGTTCTGAATTATCATTGAGTGTGATACCTTCGGCCATGCGGCTGTAGATGATGGCATCATTATAAGCATTGATTTCACGATAGCCCTTGGCTCTTACCGTTCCACCTTGCGCGGAGCAAATGACTGCCCCTGACAATACGGCTTGGCAATTACATGTAAGAGTGGAGCGACCTTGTGCCTCCACCTTACCTGCCTTGATGTAGCCATAACTATAATCAAGAAGGAGTACTTCTGATTCTCTTTGCTCATAATTATAAATCTGGGCGTGATCGTGAGCTATAACTTTAGCCTTGCCCAAAATATAAGCCTGAGCTCTACCATAAATATGCACTGGATCATCAGTATCGGTAACGATAATCCTAGTATATTGAGATGTACTTTCCGGACATTCATTCAGATAAACTTCCGCCTTATTCATCTCTGCCTTTAAACTAGGATAGATTTCAGGTAACTCTTTACGGATAATATCGGCATATTTTCCCTCCACGAGGTCTTCCCAATTATCTCGCCAGGTCTGCATCATCTGCCCTACATTCTCAGACTCCAACATCTGCTTGTAGCCTTTGACGCAAGCCTTACGTTCATGGCAAGCCCTCTCGCAAATATCTTTAAGCTTTGGATATGTATCTTGTTGTTTCATAATTATTCTCCTTTCTCTTCTTTGGTTTCAACAACATCGCCCGCTTCTTCGATGTTCTTGGTGAGTATCGCCTCATATCCAGCAATCTCTTCCTCGCTCACGATGTCGGAATACTTCTGTCTGAGCTGGTCGATGCGCTCCTTGATACCCTTTACTCTCGTCTTGGTGGATGGTTTGTCCTTGCGAGTGATATACTTGATGAGGGCATCAGCCTCTGCCTTGTGTTTGGCGGCTGCATCTCGTGCTGCCTTTACTTCCGGACGGTCGGCAGCTATCTTCTCGGCGATGGCATCCGCAAAGTGTGGGTCTCTGCCTTGCGCCTTCTCGAAGAAAGGCTTGAACTGGGTACGAAGGTCTTGTGGATCGATAGTAAAAGTCTTCTTTACATAGTTGATGTATTCAGGATCGCCCGTCTTCTCACTCAGTCGCAAGTAGCACTCACCCATCTCTCTATCCACCTCCATGTAGATATTAGGCAAGATGTCGCTCTCTATCTCCACGGCTCGGGTGGCAAGTTCGGCTATCTCTTCTTCGGTGTAGATAGCACTCTTACCTTGCGAGAGAGCCTTTTCGTTCGCTTCTGCCATAGTCTTCGATTGCTCTGCCTTGCTTGACATCTCATTGCGCAAGTCTCTCACGGTATTCACCTGCTCCTGTAGTCCTGCGGAGAGGAATGGGCGAAGCTGCATCAGGTTGGGCATGGTGGCGGCGATGCTCTCGCCGTTAGGGTTTGCCACGATGCCATTGTAGGTGAGCGGCTTCACGGTGGTGTCGGGCTTTATCTCTGGGAAGAGGGATTGCTTCGCCTCTTCGAGAGCCTTCTGCTTCTGCTGCTCAGCATACTTCGCTTGCTCTTCCTTGGTAGGGCGGCCAACATGTCGCTTGTCGATGGTGGCAGATGCGGCGGAAGCCGAGAGGTCGGTTGTTTGCAGATAAGTTACCATCTGGCGCACACGACGATGATAGTCTCTGAAACGGCGGCTATCCTTAACGAAAGCCTGTGCCTTGGTCGTGCCGTCCAAGAGGTTAAGACCTTGCTCAAAAGCATCTCGCTGCTCGGAAGAGAGCATTCGCTTGCCAATGGCAGGAATGAGGAGCTGAAGGATTTCAGCTACAGTATAAGTTGTCTTTTCCATAAATCCTATATTTTGCTTTGTTTGAAATTTAAAGATATTTTTACTCGTTTTTTTAGCTTGATTTGCAATCAAATGTCAGATTAGGCGATTTATGAAATGCTTAAAACGACATCAAACTGAAAATAAGCCTTTTTATTCAGGAATATTCATAAAGAATGCAATGCGGACATTTATAGTCTGTCGCTCTTAGGGTGGGTACCTTACCCCCCCCAATTTTGCCACTCCTTACAGTGGCTTACGGGATGCACCGACGCTGAAAGTTTTATCATACGATATGACTACGTTAGCACAAAATCGGGGTAACAAATATTCGTGAGCCAGCCTGATTGTTATGGTAGCCTTCCGATGCGTTCTCGCTTGCGGCCTCATTCTGTTTATCCGCCGCATCGTCGGTCTTTGGCTTGGCTGCATCCAGCTTGGCTTGCCTTTCCGCTTCCTCACGCTTCAAGATGCGATGAATACTCTCACGAACGGTTACGGTATCATCGTGGGCGAGTTGTCGGGTCAACTTATCGAAATTGATGACGGTGGTACGCTCTTTCAGATAGGCAGCTACCAGTTGGCGAGCCTTTTTGAGCAACTTATCCTCCTCGCTTGCTTGCAAGAGGCGAGGGATGAAGTCCTCGCCAAACGCCTCTTCCAGGTACTCGCTCTGAATAAAGAGCATATCAGGGATGAGACGCACAAACTTGTCTCGGCTCTCTCGAATATCGAGATATGGCTGCAAGGAATCGCAAGTAGGGAAGAGCAAGTCTTTATGATAGTAATAGTACTTGCTCTCTTGCCAAAGAAGAACAATCTCGCCGATTGCCTCATGTCGCTTTGCCTCGGCTTCGGATGTATCATCTTGGTTGTCGCCTTGATAGTCATCCGATGTATTATCGCCCGATTCTGTACCCTGCTCATCAATAGCCATAGGTGTATTGATTTCCTTAGCCCAATCCTCCAAGAGAGAAAGCAAGTTGTTAAGCGAAATCATGGCAGACTGTCGGTAGCTTTCCTTTCCTTGCGCCACCTGTTTGTCGGTAGCCACGGCGAAGTCATTACTCGAAGCCACGTTGATGCCGGCACCATTCACGGCGAGGGCTTGCTTCTCGATGTTCTGTGCCATCGCATCGTTTACAATCATGCGCTGGGCATAAAGCAACACCTCGTTCCATGGATTGCTGGCATAGTCGCCGTTGATAATCGCATCGCAAAAGTCCGCAGGGTCAATGCTTGTATAATATTTGCAAAGTCGGTCATAGAGGGATGCGCCCAGGCGAGGCTTCAAGAAGTCTTTCTCGCTATTGTCGAGCATACCCTGCAAGTTGGCTACCTCGTCCACGGCATTGCTGGGTAGGTGAAGCCGAAGTTCTTGGTTGGTGAAGAGTATCATACCTTTCTATCATTATTCGTTGAACACTATTCGGGGATAGTCGTTCTATCCCCGAAAACATTATTCCTGCCCTTGCTTGGTTACTCCAGTCTTGGAGTTGTCGAGCGTGGTAAGCACCTCTCTGTCTATCTGCCATACCAGATGCTCATCCCATTCGTTGAATCGGGTCAACACCTCCAATGGTCTTAGCATGAGCTGCTGCAATGGGGCAAACTGGATTTGCTTCACCAAGAAACGCTCTCTCAGGTCAGTACCGCCCGATGAAGCCGTGTCGCCTGGGGTATTACCGATGAGCTTGGCATCAAGTCCCATGGCGAAGAAGATGATGCTCGAAATCTCCTGAAGCTCGGTCTTGTCGGCATTCGCCTGGTCGTTCGCCTTGGTCTCTATCTCCACGATTTCCCAAGCCTTGTGCTCCTTGCCATCGCTCCCCGTGAAAGCGGAAGAAATGAGGGCCTGACCTGCATTGTCGGGATTAGATAGCCAAGTGTTGATGGAGTTGAAAATCTCATTCTGAATCTCACCGATGGTCTTGCTCTTCTTCTCTCCCTGCTGTTGGTAGAGCTTGGAGATATAGTCTTGATGGATGTAGATGACACGACCAATGATGTTGCTGTTGCGCTTGCGAGTGAGACGGTCATCGACAATAGTAAAAGCATACTCAAAGATACTGCCGGCAAAGATGGAATGCCAAAGAGCATCGGCATAGTATGGACCGCCGAAATCCCTTGGCGACATGATGAATCGAGTAGGGCGATTTCTGCGGCTCACTCGTTGTTGGCGAGCCTCACGTATCTTGCGCTGCAAGTCCTTTACCGCCGAAGTGGTAGGGAGATAAGGGATAGCCGCAATCTTGCGGTCTTCCTCTTTCTGTACACCAACAAACTGGGTAGGGTCGAGCCACTGGTTAGAGACATACGCATAGTTGATGCGATAGTTCTCGTCCATACGCTCCAGGCGAGTAGTGAAGATGCTGCGGTGCTTCAAACCGATAACCTTTGGTTTCCATTGCGCCGTAGGCACGGCATTGCCATTCTCATCGAGCGAACGTTGGTTCAACTGCAACTCGGCGAAGCATTGAGACATCAGAGCCATATCACCAGCCATATCAAGGAAGGTTTGCATCAAGTCGTTATTCTCGATAAATTCCCTTACCTCTTGGTTGGTATTCTCCCATTTTTCGAGCGCATCTTTCAGAGACTTCATTTCCTCGGAATCCTCTGTTTGGGAGTTGCCGCCAAGGACATTACTTAACGGATCATCATTAGGATTTTCCTCTGATACATAATTTCCATCAGAAGAAGAGGAAGAACCATCGTTCTGTTGTGCTTGTTGCTGTGCCTGTCTCACTGCCTCTTCCTTTGCTTTTAGGTCTGCGATTTGCCCACGAAGCAAAACTCCTGCACTCTCGAATGGGATATATTTTTCAGTGATGTTGCCACCCACGTATTGCGTGTAGTGATACTTAGCTGCGGGACCGCGGCCTACCAATATCTTCTTGATGTAGTCGATGCCAGCCGCCGTGAAAGGCGACATACGAGAGAGCATCCAGACAAGGTTAGGCAATCTGTTTGCCATACCCCATTCCATGAAGCCCAAGCCATCTGTGCCGACATCCTTTGGCTTGCCCAGGTTCTCGCCGCCACTCGAAGCGAATATGGTGGAAACCTGCTGACGAGCCGCCGAGCCGCTTGCGCTGCCACCCGATGCCGACATGCCTGCGGTAGAGATAAGCATACTATGCACGTAGTCGTTCCAAGAGAAAACCTTGCCGCCGCCATTGTTGGCGTGGGCATACTCATCGGGACGGACTGCCACATAGCCAGCGTTCTTTAGCTCCTCACTACGATGTTGGAGCTGCTGTAGGTTGGAAACCCTGTTTCTGTTCTTGCTTGCCATCTTTGTTCAGTGTTGAATGTTTAATTATCCTGAATAGGCTCCGTCTCGGCGGATAATCGTCAAGAGTCTTGAGCCGTCTTCTTACCTAAATATCTACTAACGTACATAAGTACTTTTGTACTTTCGTACCAATGCACGATTGTACGATTGTTATTTCTTTCTTATCTTTTCCATCTCCTCGTTCTCTACCGATAGCCTTTCGAGGTGTTCGAGTACCAGGGAATAGCTTTGCTGGTTCACCTGGTCTTCGGTCAGTCCGGCGTACTTCTGCATCGTGGCAGTGGTGGCAGTGTATATTTCCAATGGGGTAGATGGTTTCTGTTTCTTCGTAGGCTGCACCTTGAATACGTGAGGGTATCGCTTGCTAAGGGTGTGCATGATTCCCGTCCACCAGAAGAGGATAACTTGCCACTGGGTATCGGGGAAGCCCTTGAAGTAATCCATATTCTTGTTTATCTGCTCGCTCTCGTAGTGGAAACCTTTCTTCACCATACCTGTGCCAGCGTCCATATACTGAATCTCGGCATTGAAGATGGTAGCGAGAAACATTGCCTTGGCGAGTTCCACGTTCTCGGCTTGCTTCATCATCTGTTCCTCAGTGAATTTCTTCATCTGTTGCATCTTGATGAGCGAGTTGCTAAGTTGGGTATAAGTACCCATCATGTCCGAAGCGAAGCGATATTGCTCCCAGGAGAAACCATCCAAGTCAGCACGGGGACCCTTGAACGTAACCTTCTTGCCCCATAGCCACTGGCCTTGCTTCTTGCGCTCTATCTCGTCGTAGGGGAAGTTGGTGAGAAACATGCCGTTCGCATTGTCGAGCCAACCGAGCAAATCGGCACCCTGCCCGATATATTCAGCCGATTGCTTGTTGTCGGTCTTCGCCTTGGGAGAGAGCCAGTAGTTAATTTGCCAAAGGTAAAGAGGAAAAACATCGTCATCGTTTTTATCCTCGCCTTTGGTTTTCTTTCCTTGCTTCTTTCCTCGTTTCTTTCCTTGCGTTTCATCATCCGCCACACGACAAAGATAATGTTGTTCGCCGATAGGCAGTCGGGTGTCGGGGTAAGCGACAATCTCCAGATTAGCCAACAGGAAGAACATAGCCAGTTTCACGTTCTCCATGGAGAAATGATGATAGCGGTCTTGCCGCTCCACCTGCTCCTTTAGTACGGCGGCTATCAGTTCCAGTTGCTCCGTGGTGCATTGGTTCCAATGCTTCGGAAGCTGGAGGTCTATCCTTTGTTTATGGGATGGTGTAATCATATTACCTTTTTACCTTTTTGCATTTATCAGCACTCGATGATGGTTCCCTTGTTGGTGGTGAGCGAGCCATACTTGATGGCATCGAGCCTACGCAACCAACCATTGATGAATCGCTTCTGCGAAGGGTTTTTCTTTACGATACCCTCATAGAACTGCTTGCGGCGAGCCTTCAGACGATTGAAGAATACATTCGGGTTCTGTCGGTTGATGGCGGCGATGGTCTGTCTGCCAGGAATGCCGTCGGCTTTCAGTCCGAGCATGGATTGCGTGATGGTGATGGAAGGTGTCCCACTGCACCAAATCCAATCCACAAGCAGGTTTGCGATGTTTTGGTCCTTGATTTCATCTGCACGCCAACGCTTCCAATAGCAACGGCGCATGATTTCGATGGCATCGGCATCCGTGATGAGTTTGAGGTCATCCACATCAATATCGCCGTCGCCGTCTTTATCATAGCCCTGCATACGCCAAGTGGCGATGGTTACACCCTTGTTGGTTGCACCACCACGATCCTTAGGGTCGTTGACAAAACCTCCCTCAAAGGAGAGAATGAATTTTGCTATTGGTTCTATCTTTGCCATATTTTGTTTCTTTCTTTATTTTATCGTTTCTTTTGATGCAAAGGTAGAAAAAACGTTTTTGTTGATGGGGACAAAGGGAGTGAAGAGTGAAGAACGAAGAGTGAAGAATAATACAGCGGAAGCCCCATTGCGGCTTTGCAGGCGCAACAGGGCTTCAAACATATCAATCTATAAAAATGCTATCCTAAAAAATCTTTTTGCCTTACATCATGGCGTGACTTGCCATATAGTCCCAAACCTTGGTACAATCATCCTCCCCAGGTTGCCAGTCCGCATCCTTAAAGTAAAAGAGGTATGCAGCCTTGATGATTTCCTCTTCGGTCATGTCGCTGCAAAGGTCGGCATACATGGCGTTAAACGCTACGTACTTATCCCAATCGTTCACCTTGTCATGGAATCTCAAACCTTTTGTGGCTTCCACTACTTGTGATTTGGTCCAATGCGCTCCCACACCCGACAACTCGCCATTCTCGCCTCGCTTGCTATACACAAGATGGCAGACATCATGGTTAGCCAGTTTCTCGCTATAATGGCGGTCGTAGAATACGGCGTGTTGGTGTCGCAAGATGCACCAATATAATTTGGGGTTGTTCTCTTCCAATAGGGAGAGGTCGCAACTCATCTGCTCCATCGCCTCCAACATCTTCTTCTCGGTGGCTACGCCATGCGTGCGAGCCTGTTCTATCAACTGGATATATTTCATTTTCGAGCCTTTCTTTTTCGTTTTTGGTTAGATGATGTTGTCAGTCATACGATGGCGAGCGTAAGAGGCGCATCGCAAGAGAAAGTCTTGCTGCAAGAGCAACAGTCCGTTCTCACGAGGCGGTTCTTTACGCTGCCCATAGATGGGGTAACACTGGTGATTGCCGTGGCCGAGAAGATAGGGATGGTAAAATCTTGGCTCACCACCTGCGAACGAGTACAGCAAGAGCCATAGTTGCAAGGCACGTAACTGATAACTCCCTCTACGTGCATCGTGACGAGATATTGCGAGGTGCCTACGTTGGCAATGCTCTTTACCGAGAATTGTGGGTTAAACACGGGTGTCTCATCCACGCAGGAAGGTGCGCAAAGCTGCTGCGTGATGTTCACATCATAATAGGGTGCGGTGGCGGTTGCGCCCACTGCAAGCGTAGCCATGATGTTGGCTGGAATGGTTCTTTTGTTCATAGTCTTTTCTGTTTTGTTAGAGCGACGACTTCACCGCCGCATTTCTTTGTTAGTGTTTCACTTGATAGCCTTGGTTGCTTCCCTCTACTGGCAAGTTTTTCTGAAGAAGGTCTGCCAACTCGTCAAGGTCTTCCTCGTCGAAAGTAATCACGCCCTCCAGGATGGAGAGCGGTCCATGGTAGCGCAACTTATCCACCACGTCGTGAGCCATCTGTGGTATGCTCGTCTCAGGTATGCCGGCAAAGTACTTGCTTAGCATAGGCGTGATGAGCGCATTCACCACAGGTTGAATCATCGGCTCCACATCGGCTTGCAGCGAATAGTTGCCGCTCACGATGCCCATGCTCCCGATGGTGGCTTGCAAGGATTGCAGCATAGGCAGACGCATTAGGTTGCTGGCGGCTATCTGGGAGATGGCAGGGCGTGCCCACTCGGACACGACCGCTGCCAGGATTTCAGAGTTTTTGTAATCCATATCGTTCAATCGTTAAGATGAGAAACGTTATTGATTGCAAGCGCATCCGCATCCCATCTGACAAACATTGCCCGATGGGATCATCAACTTGGTAACGCTGGAGAGCGAAGCCACCTGCGATTTCAGCACGTCGATGTTGGCGTTGGCGGCGGCATTATATGCCATCTGCTGCGCATTCACGGCTTGCTGTGCGTCCTTGTTGGCATCCACCTTGTTTTCCAACTGGCGAACCTTTCCGTCGAGATACTGCGTTACCTCCACCAACTTCTTGTCAGTGTAGTTCTCGCTCTTCTGGATGGCAAGCTCCGTCTTCAAGGTGGAGTTCTCCTGAATAAGGTTGGTCTCGCTCTTGGTTACGAAGCGAGCATCTGGGTCACTTGGGTTGGCGGTCATACCATTGTTGCCTCTTCCGAGGTTAAAGAGGGATGCACCGCCACCAAGCAAACTGGTAGCCAAGCCAGCGATACCGAGGCCAAGGGCTGTGTTACCCAAACCCTTGCTGGCAACATCATAATTGCCGTCATTCGTTTTTACCTGCATAGTGATTAAAATGTCTTAGTTCTTCCAATATCGGAATCACCTGCAAAGGTAAGGCGAATCGAGTAAACAGAAAAGAGGTTTCGATTAGATGTTGTTGCGACAAAATTATAAAGAAGAAAAACTTATCTTTCGATTATCAAATTTGATAACTAATAGAACTGAAAATGTAAAAAAAAAGAAAGAAGAAAGAAAGTTTCATCCATCTTTCTTTCTTCTTTCACATTACATGGTTTCTTCCAATGCAACGATATAAGGAATTGCCTCTTCCTTGATGATCTCAAGGAAAAGTTGAGCCGAGTGTTTTAGGGGTACATCTTGCATATAATGCACGTTACTCATCAACTCCTGCTCCAGCCCAAGAATAGGGCGAGCCACGAGGGTAGGGTGGTTCTTTAGATATAGTTTTGGCATGAATGTAACCAGGTGCGTTTCCTCCACTACGGCGAGAGCTTCATCAGGATCACTAATTACACATTTCATGTTGAGCTTGTTTAAGTCTCGCTGAATATAACGCTGACAAGTATCAAACTCACGTTCTCCCACATCGGGCATAATCACAGGGTGTTTCAGTAAGTCTTCGTATGATACCTTATTCAAGTTTCGGAAGTTAATATTATGTAGAAAATAAGCATAAAAAAGAGCATAGAATTTTTCCGTATGTCACGG